GAGAGACTGGAGTCAGTCTTGACTTCATCATCTTGTTCCGTCTCATCATCTTCAGTAGGAAATTCCTGAATTGTTTCTGGGGATCCACCACCATTAAACCCACCTTCAGAATCATCCATCTCTGGTTGTTCTGTGCTATCTGATTGACTCTGACTATCTTCTTGACCGCCACCTTGCTCCTGTTGAGGAGTCTCTATATTAGCAATTTTTTCCTGTTCCTTTTGTTGCTTGTGGAGTTGATGCATTGCCCGTGCAGCTTCTTGTGCTTGCAAGAAGGTTTCTGCATTGGCAATCATATCAACAACCACTTGCTCCTCTTCAGTAAAAGAAACAGGGATGAATGAACCAATCTTAAAAAACAGGTTCACACGATCGGCAAGAGACATAGAGTTGACATCTTCGCCATCCAATTCAAAAAAGTCATCTTTATGAAACTGCTGATATCCACGATAGAAAGTCTTGGCAAGTCCCATAAACTTGCGCTTCATCAGTTTCTCAATACGTGCGTCCTCAGTTACATTCACATATTGATGAGGAATATCATCAGCAGGATCTTCATTAGGAGTGAAGAGTGCATGGCCAACTTCGTGTGCTACCAGCAAGTCATACACATTATTGTCTGCCTTGTCCCAGATAGGCAGAGTCAGAACACGGGAATCCACATTGAAGGAAGCAGTGCGGACTTCCTTGTTCTCAATGATAAGGTCTTCGGTAGCAAGCAGTTTAGCAAGTTGCCCCTTGATCTCTAGATTGATTCCCATTGGAGTTCCTTTCGTATGGAGCCATAATACGACGAAGGGTCGCCCTTTAGACGACCCATGTGACGCTTTTTAAAGTGACGCAGTGCTTCTCGCCTGGCCCTCATTGCTTGTGGTTTAAGTTTTCTCTTCTGTTCCTTTTTGCTGTGATGTTGCCAGTTTGGTTTTTGCATTGAGATACCTGTCTGATGCAGGGTCAGTGATTAACGTCATACCAGACTGCCTGAATTCTTCTCCTATGTCAACTGGACGGCGAATTTGATTTTTCATTTGAGATACTAGAGAAACCTTTGATTTTTTCAAATCTCAAGACGTTATGGAAACTATCTTCAAGACCAGTCTTGTGTGAGATAACAAAAATGTTTGCGTCTTGAATAACGTATCTGATAATTTTGAGAAACTCTTGAGTTCCCAATCCATCTAGAGAACTGTCAAACACTTCATCCATGATAAGAAGATTGGTGTTGACTGAGTTCTTCATTCTAGCAACTTCCCGCCAAGTAAACAAGAGTGCTAGGTCAATTCTCATCTTTTCGCCTTCAGAGAAGGATGAGTATGAGAAGTTATCATGAATTGGGGACTGGACGGTTTCGTTAAATTCCTCATCAAGTGTGAAGTTAATGTAGAAGTCCATCATTTGAAGATAACGATTGACTTGCTGATTTATCAGCGGTAGATACTTCTTAATGATTTTGGATTTGACGCCACCGTCTTTAAGTAAACTATACGAAAAATCGTAATAGTTAATCGTGTCCTTACGTTGAGCGAGTTCGTCGTATGTAGTTTTTAGGTTTTCCTGGAAGGAAGCTAACTTGTCATCTTCAACATTTCTATTTGCAAGTTGGTCGGTAATTCTTTGAATTTCCGATTCCAGATCTCTGATTTGTCGCTGACATCCAGAAATCCGAGCATTGTTTTTAGAAATATCATTATTGAGGTTTGTAATCTCCTTCGATAGGGCAGTGAATTGACGCTCTCGCTCTTCCTCCTTATTAATTGCGTCCTCCAGTTCTTTATAACCAGATTGCAACTCTTTTGCTTTATTTTGAGCGTCGGTAATTCTATTTATTCTGAAGGTCTCCTCAATGTCCTGATTACAGGTAGGACAAACCGTATTCTCTGTAAAAAATTTATGTTCCTTAGTAATTGTTGATACTTTGTTAGAAATCTTACCCTTAAGATTACCAAGTTTACGTAACTTTTCAGTAGCTCCTGTCAAAACTTCAAGACGCTGTTCTACTGATTGCACCTCCCAGTTGATGCCTTCATTGGCATTTATCAGGCCATTCTCTTCATTCAGCAGTCCTTGAATTTTATTTTCTTTCTCTTTAATATTCTCTTTACCACGATTTTCAAGTTCTTCAATAAACTCTTTTTGCATCTGAACTTTATCATTCAGAGTTTCTTTTTTTAGTTCTAAAACCTTCAGATCTTCTTTCAAGGTGCGAATCTTTTCTTTGATTACAATTCCCATTGAAGAAAAGATTTTGATATCCAAAAGATCTTCAATCACATCTCTGCGATTCTGTGCAGAGAGTTGCATGAAAGGAACAAAGGTGCTACTACCTAGAATCACAATTTGAGTGAATGACTTATAGTTCATCTTGAGAACATTTTTCTCAAGCCATTTTTGTTGGTCTAATGCTGCTGCATCCTGGTCCAAAGGTTTATCGTTGCGATAAATTTCAAATAGATTTGGTTTGATTCCTCTGACTACTTTCCATTGAATATTATTAACCGAAAACTCAACCTCAACACGACAGTCCTTCTCATTCACAGAGTTGGGTAACTGTGGTTTATTAATCTTACGGAATGGTTTTCCATATAGCGAGAATGTAAGTGCATCAAGAACCGTGCTCTTACCAGCTCCATTGGAGCCAATAATCAAAGTCGTTGAAGCATCCTCAAAGTCAATTTCTGTATATTGATTTCCAGTGGATAGAAAATTCTTCCATTTAATTTTATGAAACGTAATCATTCTGAGGTAGGGGGAATCACAATATCGTTAGGGGTGATGATCGTATATTTGTATCCATGTATTTCGCAGGTTTTGATCATCAGTTCATCATCTATTTCAAGAATATGCATTTCGGAAGAACCTTCTTCCTCCAACATCATAGCATATCTTGTGGCATCATCTTCATCTTCAAAGATATAAAGCACATCTTCTTCATACTCATTTTTTACTGAATATGCTCCATCAGTTTCCCTTCCATAAATTGTAAGTATATACATCAGACCATCTCACATGCCTCTTTATAAATCTCACCCATCATCCTAGTGATTTCAGATTTGTCAAGATTAATTTCAGATTCTTGAATATACCTATTTAAGATTGAAAGAGTGTCTTCACCTTCAATCTCTTCACAGTCTGATTCTTGAAACCATCCACCAAAATCATAGTTTTCAATAACCTTAAGATCTGCAACTCCAATATCATAAAGTTTATCTAAAAACTTTTCAAACTTTTTGGTATCGGACTTCTTGCGAACAACAACTTTCACAATCTTATTTTCATAAGGACGTGCATCAAATGTTTGATGATTATCATCCTCATAGTAAATATTATGAAAAATTTGGAAAGGGTTATCTATCGAAACATGTTCAAGAGTTTCTGTATCAAAGATGGTGAATCCTCTCCGATCACCAACATCTGTCCAGTAGATTTCGTATGGGTTTCCCAAGTAATATATCCGTCCATTATCCGATCTAGTGTGGTAGTGACCGCTGAAGACCTTTTTGAACTTTGAATATAGCTCGCCATCATGACCATGCTCCATGACGATTTGTTTATTAACTCTAAATCCTTGGAGCTCAAGGTGCCCCATCGCGCAGTCGCAAGTTGTCTTTTCAATAAGTTGATAAGTTTCTTTCTCATTTTCTTGATTAATCCATGGTATGAATAATGTATTTAAACCGCCAATGACCACTTCAGTTGGTTTTGAATACACTGTAACATTATCATACTCACGAAGCAACAAGTCTGCAGCATTTACCTCGTTAGTATTCTTATAATATGCAGTATGATTTCCAATGATAGTATGGATACGGACACCCATTTCTTTTAGACGATCATAATAATGATCTTTTGCCCAAGCCAATGCAGAGAAATCGATCCCCTTGCGACTATCAAAGGTATCACCCATATCAATGACTGTGGTAATACCTTCTGCCTCTAGGGAAGGAAAGAATACTTCTTCGTAGAATTTGAGGAAGTAATCGTGAAATAGTTTGGAGTTTTTACGGGCACCGAAGTGTTGATCCGTAATGATAGCAACTTTCATCCGTACCGCAGTTTACTATGGACAGCATCTTTGATGCTATTATAGTCCGAATAGTTATTGCCGTCAATGGTATTGTTGTCGTCAAACACCTGGTCAAAGCCAGTCTTCTCAAGAATTTTGTTTTTAATTTCTAGTTGCTTCTTCTCTTTCTGAATTCGACGTAGAAAGGCATAGTGGATAATTTGCGTGAAGTAAGCAAAGGGGTTTTGAGACTTTTCTGGGTCAAAGTTATGAATATATTGTACGCAGTTTTCAATACCATCACAGATCATATCATCCTTGAACATATAGTTCACGAAGTTAGGTTTGAATGATAAGTGGGTAGCAATCTTAAGAAAACATTCTCCAAGATAATTGGTAATCTGTGGTTTACCTTCCCAACGCTTTGCTCTTTCTGATTTATCTTGTTCTGTTAGGTCTTTTCCAAAAGTCTCTAAGTAAGATCTTTCCACTCTAGATCTATAATTAATAAGTGCTTCTAAAAGTTCTTTATTATTGACATAGTGTTCTGACCTTTTTCTTTTGGCCATAGGTGCTTTAATCATAAGTTTATATGTTCTACTATGTAGACATTATATCACTTTTTAATATACTTGACAAGTTCTCTATATCTGTGTAGACTGGGCTTGTCCCGGTTAGAAGGGAAGCTTAGCTACTATTGAGTATCTTTAACTTCTTTATTATAAATCTTTTCTAATACTTCTTTAGCATCAGCAACAGATGAGATATAACCCATTTCTCTTTGACTGAGTCTATATCTATTGGATTCATCATTCATACTATCTGCTTGTCTAACATAATTTTGATACATTAAAATCATTTCAATATCGGATGATTCTGAGAGTGTTAATACATCATCCATATTAACAATGAACATATCATCAGTTGTTGTCTTTAACCAAGGCTCAATCTTATATCCTAATGAATCTCCCTTTCTACCCTTTATTTCAATAACATTAATGGGATAAGAAAGAATGAGCATTGTTCTATCTTCTTCCTCAGAAGCAGCTACCTTAGAGAAGATTTCTTCTCCAGATTTAAATTTAATTGTTGCGTAAAAATCATCTTCTATTCCCATATTTACTTACCTTTAAGTTGAATGGTTATTATGTCATAATTAAAATTCTCTTCATTGTAAATTTTAATTCTTTCTATGAAATGGTTTAAAGTATAGTTTCGTCTTGATTTAGATGAACAATCATCAGCGATGTCATAGAGCATTGCTTTGTTTTTATTCTTTCCCTTTCTAAGAACTCTTCCAATTGATTGAAGATTTCTAACTCTCGATTTACTGGGTGAGGCAAAGATAACATTATGGAGGTTCTTAATATTAATACCTGTAGAAAAAGTTCCATAAGAGGCAACAA